AGGCGGTTCGGGCAACGGTGGTATCATCAGCTTCGACACAGACCCAGACGCTTCTGCAACTGGTTCGTTTGTTGATATTAACGCTCTTGGTACCTTTGGTGCCGCTGCTACTGGCACTTCAGACGCTCGCCGTTTGTTTGACTCAACTGCTATTGGTGCTGCTCGTGGTGAACGTCTGTTCAAATCCATCGGCATGGCATTCAAAGACTATGAGCCAGACTATATGTACTTGGTAACTTCTCCTGAAGTTATGGCTGAAATGCGTGCTGCCAACTTGGTAGATCAAACTCGTGTACAAGATGGTAACCTAGAGTTCGACACCGTATTTGGTGGTAAGTTCCGTTTGGTTATGACTCGTGCGCAACAAGTTATCACTCCTGCTTCAGGCGACCTAAACGCACAATCGAGCAAATGCTCATTTGTTGTAAAACCTGGATCGGTAACTTTCGCTCCTGTTATGGTTCCAACTCCTGTTGAAGTTGACCGTGACGCTGCCTCTTACACTGGTGGTGGTTCGACTAACATCTGGTACCGTTATGGCTTCATCATGCACCCAATGGGTTATGACTGGGCTGGTTCAACTGGTGCTTTCGCAACCAATGCTAACTTCTTGGCAGGTGCCTCGTGGTCACGTAAAATGGATGCATTGAACTTGGGCATTCTGCCTATCTTCCACTCGTAATCAAATTAGGAGGGACTAATGGCTTTAGTTCTAAATACTAATAGCTATGTAGAAGTTGATGACGCTGATACCTACTTTGAGACTCGCATTGATTCCGCTAGTTGGGATGTTGCTATAACTGCTCTCAAAGAAGAAGCTTTAGTAACTGCTACACAGTTAATTGACAACCATCCTTGGATAGGGTCAGCTGTTAGTCCTTCGCAAGCTCTGGCATGGCCTCGTAAAAATGCACTATACTATGATACTCGAATGGGTCAAGACATAAGTATTGCTAATAACGAGATCCCTGAAAAAGTAAAGCTTGCTGTCTACGAACAGGCACTGCATCTTCTTAACAATGAAGACTTACTAGCACAAACAACACAAACCTTTGAGTCTATCTCAATTGGTAACATTAGTGTCTCTGATACTAATAACGATGTGACTCGTATTTCTATTAAGCCTTCTTTTGTTATGAATCACATTAGACCTCTTATTGCGAGAGGTGCTAATGGTGCTGCTAGTTCTTGGTGGAGGGCAAACTAAATGTCTCTTTCAGAAAAAGTAACCGCCGCTGTTAATAAGGCGTTTACTGCTGCAGGTGACTTGGTTAAGACAGGTACTCTAGTTAGCAAGAGCGTAAGTTCTTATGACTTTGCTACTAGAGGTACTGTAAGCACTTCTACAACTACTGCTGTAGATGTGATTATGCAAACAAAAAAGAAATCTTCTGGAGAAGGTTTTACAGTTTCTGCTCTAATGAAAACTGGCATTAACTTGTCAGCCTATAATACCCTTACTATAGATAGCGTCTCTTATAACATTGTTGACTATACTGACAACGATTTTATAGTTGAAGCCATTCTATCAAAGGAGGTTTAGTATGTATGATAACGTACTAGCTGACATTGAAGGGATTTTTGCAGGAGAATCTTGGGCAACACAAGCTATTGAAATCTACCCTGATAACTATCAAGGTGATATTAATAACGAGAACGAATACTGTAGGTTGTCTGTATTACCAAGTAACAGTAAGCAACTTGCTTACGGTGGTAGTAAACAAACTGGTGGTATTATCATAGTTAAGATTTTTGTTAAGGCTGGCGAAGGTCAGTCTAGGCTTATGGCCATATCAGATGTCTTAGATATTTACCTTCAAAACAAACACCTCACTAATGGCACAGAGCTTGGAACATCTTATTTGAATGTGGAAGGGCTAGACCCAGCTAATAAAGCGCTCTATAGCGCACGATACATCATACCATTTACATTATACGGAGAATAACAAATGGCACATATTTCTACACTAGGCGCAGGTATCTTTACGTACCTCGACCTTTTCAAAGGTACTATTCCTACTGGCACAGACACTGCAGCCGAATGCGCAGCTTTGTTTGTTGGTACAACTCCTGGCACAGCTGACGCTGACCATGTTCGTATGCCTTCTGTTCGGGAATTCCCTTCAATCGGTACACCAGCAAACATCGTAAACGTCCCTGTTTATGGTCAGAACACTTCCTCTCAAGTTCAAGGGCAATCAGACGCTCCAACCTTGGAAGTTACTGTTAACTATGTTGCTGCAGACATGGCTGCTATCCACGCTCTAATTGGTACACAAGCAATCTTCCGTTTCATGATGGCAGAATCTGCTGTTACTCCAAACGAAGGTGCTGCTTCTACTTTGGCAGCTGCTAACACAGAGTTCTATTTCAAAGGTAAAATTGAAGCTATCTTGGTTAACCCTGCTTTGACAGACGCAACCACAGCTACAGTTACTTTGTCGGCACAATCCGATTTCTTTGGCCCAGCAACAGTCGCTGCTTCTTAAGTTTAACACAGGAGTCTCCCCGCTACGGGGAGGCTTCTCTTTAGTTTAGAGATATAAAATGACAGATAAACCGTTTAGTAAGACGTTTGTTATGCGTACTACTTTTCGTCACATGAGACGAAGTGTAGATATTAGTATCCGTAAGAGTTTTGAGAGGTTTCAAGACTTCCAAGAAGGCTCCCACGAAGGTAAAGAGTGCTTTGAGACTCTTTCAGTATTGCATACAGTAAGAAAATTGCTTGATGACTTTCAAGCTAATAATACAGAATTATTTACAGAGAAAGATAAAATACAATGAAACATCTTGTTGGTAAAAAAATTACCCAAAAAGTATCCTTTATGAATGACGAAGTTGAAGTTCGGAAACTGACTGTTTCTGAGGTGATGAAAATCCAAGAACTCCTTCGCAAAGCACAAAATAAAAAGACTGACTATGACGACATTGCGCTTATTAAAGATGTAATTCGAATGGCAGTAACAGACGCTAGTGAGATTAGCGATGAAGAATTCAATAACTTCCCCGTAGGAGAACTTACTAAACTTTCTGGTAGCATCATGTCTATTAGCGGGTTAGGTGATTCTACCGTGGGAAACTAACCACTGAAGAAGAAAGCATTTTTGAAGTTGCTTATAACTTAAAACTTCCTGTATATCAAGTACAAGAAGAAATGACTTATGTAGAGCTACTTAAATGGGTAGAGTTCTTCAACAGACGACCAATAGGTTGGCAAGAGGATCAAAGAACATACTTAATGTTAAGGGCACAGGGGGTTAAGGCCTCTGCCGAATCACTTTTCCCTACTCTTGCTAGAATTAAATCTATTGGAGAAAAGAAACAAACTCCAGACCAAGCTGTTCCAAGAGGCAAATTCTTAGAAATGATGCTCAAAGCTAAACACGGAGACAGGTCAGGTTGGCAACCTGAGTTCAAAAGGAAGAACAATGGCGAATCAAGTTAGCTTTGAAGTTGTAAATTTTGAAAAAGAAATGAAACGAGTTGAAGCAGAAATAAAACGACTTGCTGGTATAGACCTTGAAGAAAAGGTAGACTATGCTACCGATACTTTGAGAGTTGTAACCCCTGTAGACACAGGAGAAGCAAGAGCTGGGTGGGAAACTGAAAAGACAAAAGATAAACACGGCTTTGTTGAAGCTCTTATCTTGAACCCAGTAGAGCATATTTCTGCTCTCAACAATGGACACAGCAGACAAGCACCTAGATACTTTATTGAACAGGTGCTTACTAAAATAGGTATACTTACCCCTGACTAATACTTGCCCTCTGATGGCCTCTCGTGATAAGAGAGAATCCATTGGGGGGCAATTTTATTAAATGGAGGTCGCATGAGTGGCGTAGAAATTAGAGTAACTTCTAACTCTCAACAGGCAAGATCAGACCTGAAGAAGGTAGAACAATCAATCGGCGGAGTAAAATCCGCAACAAATGGTCTTGCTGCAGGGATTAAGAATGCTTTAGCAGTCTATACTAGCTTTGTTTCTGTTAAGAGCATAGTAAGCGCTGGTGACACGTTTAAAAGCCTAGCAAACCAATTAAAGCTTGTGCAACAAGAGGGTGAACCTGTTGCTGCTACTATGGCAAAACTTAATAACTTGGCACTTGCTTCTAGAACAAGTCTCCAAACAACAGCTCAAAACTACTCAAGACTTGCTCGCTCTATGTCCACTTCTGGTAAGAGTAGCGCAGAGTTCTTAGATATTACAGAGGCTATTAACAAGGCTACCAAACTTGGTAACGCACCGTTAGCAACACAACAGGCAGCGCTTTTCCAACTTAGCCAAGCATTTTCTTCGGGTGTTCTTCGTGGTGAAGAATTTAACTCGGTATCTGAAGGTGCGCCTGAGATTCTTAAAGCGTTAACTGAAAGCCTAGGAATTTCTAGAAAAGAACTCCGTGAGCTAGCCTTTGATGGTAAAATTACAACAGATGTTTTAACTGGGTCTTTGTTAAAAGCCTTACCAAGAATTAGACAAGAATTTTCGTTACTAACACCACTTGTATCGGAATTGTCTGAAAGTCTAAGAAGTGAATTTACAAGAGCGCTTGCTGAAATAGATAATATTTTAGGTGTGTCTGAATCTGTTGGTAATAAGATTAAAGCCCTAACTACTGCTTTTACATTTATTGCCGATAACGCAAAAACTGAGTTCTTAAGACTTTCTGTTATCTTTTATAAGTTTCAATATCAAGCAATAGTTGTATTTGATGATGTGAGACGGTCATTATCTGGTGTATTTACTGGAGACCTTAAGATACAGGACTTTATAACAAAGATAAATAGCGCTATAAGTATTTTAAAAGAGTTTGTTGGGATTGGTGAACAAAAACAAGAAAACTCCATCTTTGAAAACCTTACTGCTACCTTTCCTAAAATTGATTTAACAGACGCTATTGTTGGTATGGATAGTGTTATTGCTAAACTAACTACTTTTTCTACAAATGTTATTAATTTATTTAAAAACATATGGACTGCTGTAATTGGTAGTTCTTGGTGGTCAGACATCTTTTGGAAAAGTGAAACTCAAATTGGTGGGCCTAAGTTTGATGGTGCATTAAGCTATGTATTAAAAGAATTAAGTTCTTGGAAAAATAGCATAGTAAAAGTATTTAAGGATATCTTTCTAGGCTCAGAGCAATTTGGGGGTAGTGGTCAATCTTTAGGTAGAAAGGGTGGTTTTTCTACTTTCTTTACTACTGCTACAGAAAACATCTCTGCTTTTGTAAGTAGTGCTGAAGAAGCAGTTAAGAGTTCTAGAACCTTTACTGCAATTAGTGAAACCTTAGCCTCTTTGTCAACTAGTTTTATTACATTTAGGGATGAACTACTAACAGACATTGATGCGGAGGGGGGTATCCTTGGTTACCTAACAACCCTTCTAGACACACTAGGACAAGTCTCTAGTGAGTTAACTAAAAACTTTACTAACTCAATAGATGATACTTTATTTGGGGAGCGACCATCAACCCGTAACCCCAACGAACCCCCAGTTGCTTCAACACCTCTTGTAGATAAAATAGTAGACTGGACTAAGTCTGCGGGTAGCTTTGGGAAAGCTGTTATAACTTGGCTAGAAGAAAACCCTTGGAAAACAGTAGGAATTGTTGCAGCTGCAGCTATGGTTCTTGCTTTACCCGCTGAGTTACAAGGCGCTTTAATTCAAGGTGCCTTATTTGGTATGGGTATTATAATTGGGGAAGCCCTTCTTGGGCTCTTAACCGCTCCTATTACGATTACTGTAGGGCTTCTATACTTTTCCGACAATATTTTAGAAAGTCTTAATGAAAAAGGGATTCCATATAGACTAGGTAAGTTTATTTCAGATGGTATGGTTAACTTCTTTAAAGAAGACGCCGCTGGTGGAGATAGTACTTTTAAGAGAATCCTCTCTGCACTATTTGAGGCTACAGGCGGTCTTGGTAAAGGGCTGAGAGAAGGATTCCTTGGGGAAGATGTAGACTTTGGCCCACTAGGGGATAAGATTGCTGGCAGTA